CTTAGCTTTTTCTTTAGCAGCTTCAGCTTCAATTTGTTGTTGTTGTAACTGTTGAGCCTGTTGCATTTCAGATTGACGAGCTTTCTGACTTTTGCTATCAATGTTTTTAAGAGCTGCTTCTATTTCAGCCATAGATGTTGATCTAATAACAGAACCTAAGTCATATATAGAAGCTCCGGCTGTATTATTAGTCATAGCTAGTTGTTTAAGTTGTTCAACTATAGCTCTGTGATTAGCTCTGGTTGTAGAAAATATATTAATATCTCTTAACAAAAGATCTGTACCATTTATCTGAAAGTTCTTTCTTTCATCTAAACTGGTCATATATTGTAACCTAACTGAAGGTTTATTAGATTGATAATACTGTGCTAGGTTAGTTCTCATCTCATGTACTCTAGGCATAAGATAATCAGAATGTTGTATAAAGTAGGTTTCGGTTTGAGCATATGATGTACTCATTGCTACGTTAACCTCGGTAGCCGTTTGTTGTTGTATAGGTTGAGCTCCCATCCGTTGCATATTAACTCCGATAGTTTCATATGCTTGTTGTTTAAAGAAGTTAGCTAATTGAATCCTAGACATTAAACGGTTAGTCTGTTCCATATCCAGCTTTTGAAAATGTTGGAAGTTTAACGCATTTTCAGTATTAGTAATGCTTGTATCTAAAGGTAGCATCTGAAAATTCTTCATCGCTACATAAGCTTTAGCGTAATTTCCTTTACCCCAATCTTCTCCTAAAGAATGTTTAGGAAGTGAGTTCTGATCTAATAAGATTACTGTACCTAACTCATCAATAAGTATATCCGCAATTTGGTTATTAACTAGGTTATAGGCAATTTGGTAAGGCTTCATTAAATCTACTAAAGACATAGAATAGGTATTTCTATCAGAAAATACAGATCCTTCTACTGGAAGTTTACAACCATAAACAGTAGTATCTCCTTTAAATTGGAACTTCAATGGTCCCATCCTATTCTGGTTAATACCTAAGTATATAGGATTAAATCCATCTCTAGTTCTAGATTCCCAGAAACTAGGTCTATTAGGTCCGATCTTTACCCCTCCTAGAACTTGGTTAATCCAAAACCAATCTATGTGTTCACCATATATTAGGTTATCTTTACCTTTATTCTTAATTAGGTTAGTATTATAAATAGGCTTATCGGTTATTTTATAGGACTCGTCTACAATATTTTCTGTTACTTGTCCTGATTCATCTATCTTTGTAAGGTGCCCAACTCGATATTGGGATTTCCAATAAGCTGTTGTAACCCTAAGCATATTACCGTATAGGTTATACAAGTAGTCTTCAGATTCACTTAATATCCATTGTACAATATCGCCACCCTGATTTAGGTAGTCTCCCCACATACTCATATATTGTCTATAAGCTAATGAAGGAGCTCCGTTATTCCATTTATAAGTTTGAGTAGCATCGTAATATGAACCATCATTTTGTTTACCTGGAACTACATAACCCGCTGATCTAACAGGGTATAACTTTTCTAAAGATAACATTTGATCTTCTGTCATTAACCATCCGTATTTATCAATAACGTCGGCTACAGTCATCATGTCAAATTTACCTACCCAAGATCCTTGTGAAATATATCTTACTTCCGGAGACTTATGATAAAATGTTAAAATAGGGTTCCACAATTCAATATCATAATCATCTTCCATCATTTTAAAATGCCAAAACTCAGAATCTGTAATAAGGCTATCACGGAAAGCTCTTTCTTCAAGTTCCTCCATATAGAATCTTTCTTCATCAACTTTCTTCTGATGTTCCGCCCATTGTTCAGTTAAACTGATATAATTCTTTTCAAAAAAATGTTCTATTTCAGGTAGGGTTTTTAGCTTTTCTGGTTGTAGTTCTTGTTGAAACTCTTCAGAATCAGGACTAACACCCATTTGTATAAGATTCATTTTAATCTTTTCGTAAGCGTCATTTACCAAAACTTCCTCCAATTGAGAACGTTTAAGCTCAAGCATCTCGTTAAAAGAGAATTCATCACTACATCTGAAAGTTACTTGAGAACTTCTTTTAGCAAATTCAGCAACAAGGGTATTAATAACGTTAGGAATAATTGGATAAAACTTAAGCTCTAAAGCTGCTTGATCATCTTTAGTTAAGACCTCTACAAGATCTGCCATCTCATTATCTTCTTCAACTATATAATCCGTTCTATCTATAACACCTTTAGCTAGTTTATAGTTTTTCAATAACCGGCGAGCTTTTCTATGGATTTGTTTTAAACCTTCCCATTCTAACCAGTCTACGTTCCAAGCATGCCATTCTTGAGTTTTCTTTTCTGTTGGAATAAACTGGATCGGCTGGGTTAATGTGCCCATTCTGGTTATTTCCGCTTTCTTTCCACTCTTTAGGTCTAGCGCGTTATATATTTCCATAACTATCTTAAATTCTTAAATGCCTGTTTACTATATTTATTACCTCTATTACTAGAAGCATTACCATAATGGACAAAAGGGTTTTTAGTAAATTTACTAAATTTATTATAATTATCCAATTTTTGGGAGTCTGTATAAATGGTAACTTTTTTATATCCTCGGTTAGATTCTTGGATTTTAACAAAAGCTATTAAAGAACAGTAAGCTACCATCCTATCGACGTTAATCCCATCTCTATAAGCTTTCATTTCTTTTAGCAACATTATATCAGGGATTCTTTCAATCCCATATATTCTTTTAACAATTTCTCCATCTTCTTTGGTTACGGTATCTAATTCTTCTTTTAAAAACTCTATACCATATGAAAGTAGGTGATTCTTAAATAAGGTACCCGTGTTTTTCCAACCATACTGTTGATATACATTTTTATTAGCCCCTATATCTTTTAAGAACATGATTTGATCCTTAGGTACCAGATACTTCTGTTTCTTTTTGGATATCATATATTGTATGAAAAGACTCACGTTATTTTCAACAACCGTCCAAGCATTGTAAAGCTCTATCAATAATTCTAATCGTTCATGAGTTCTATTAAGATCATCAAAACGACCACACCAAGAAGCTACTATTTTACCATGCTCAATAGACGTTTCAGAAGTTTCAGCTTGAATACGAGTAACTTCTTTAGAGTTTTTATATATATAAATAGAACATAAAGAATCACTCGTTGTTGTTTTTCCCTCCGATACCGGGTCTACTGCGGCATAATACTCTCCAAATTCTGGATTATTTCTAGGAAGTTCATATATTACAACAATACCTTCTTTATTTTCTTCAGCTTTTTTAATAGGAAATTCTAATATAGGTAACTTACTACTAGGTTTTAATTCAGCTTTACCTTCAAGATTTCTAAAAATATCCATATATTGGATAGGATATTCTTTGTCTTTTATTCGTTTTTCCTGAGCTTCAATTAAATTAATAGGAAATTTAGATTCTTCCCTATAATCAAAAGCTTCCTTTAGATTACGAGGTTGTTGAGATATTCTTAGTTGGTATTTATCTGGAGCAAGATTTTTTTTCCAGTCAGTAAATTGTTTATTTAAAAAAGATAAAGCGTCTTCTACCTTTGAATTTCCATATTCATCAATAAAAGGAGGCATCGACCATTGCTCTGGAATGAATAATCCTGTACGACCTATAGTTCCTAAATCATCTATAAGATCTGATTCTACAACGTATATATCATTATTATCTGGTTCAAGAATTAAATCTTTTAAAGGTTCACACTGAGATAAATCTCCGACTGATCCGGCTGCTATAAACATACCAGTATAAATAGTACCAGATTTCATAGCTGGCATTAAGTATTCTTTAGTAGTATTCATCTTCGGGGCAATACCCGCTTCTTCATGAAAAAAGTATTTACAAGGTCCCCCTACCCCTGTAGTAGGATCTTTTTCAAAAGACATTCCTTGTATTACTCCTTTTAAACCTCGTTCAATCTTTCTTTTATCGTACCCTGTAGTAACTTCAATCTTTTGTTGCCACATAAGGGTTTTACTAGGATTCATTGGTCTATACCAAGCGGTATGACTATTTAAAAAGTTTTTATATTCATCAAGAAATTTCCAAGTTCCTTTTTCATTAATATAGTCTTTAAGACTGGCTCCTATTTTTAGTATAGCTCCTTCTTCAAACCATATCTGATTTATGAATTTACCAGCATGAAAATATGATGAGGCAATCTGCCTTTTCTTTACTATAGCTACATGTTTATGATGTAGCTCAGCTAATACCTCATATAAAGCCATATGATATTGAGCATCACGAATTTTAGCAAATCCGAATTTACTTTCTTCTTTATCATAAATAGGAAGAAAGTTTAACCACATATAATAATCTCTTGTAAGATACCATGTATTAGGACCGTCTATGTAGATTACGCCTTTTCTACACTTTTCTTTTTGATCATCCCAATATTTAATGAAATCCGTTGAGTTCCTAGGGTGAACGCAGTATAACTGGTTTTGGTTGAAATTTCTACTTTCTTGGTTGAAAACAAAGGCTGTTTCGTTAAACTCGTATTTACCCGGCTCTTTAAAGAGAGGAACAAGAAAATCTTTAAACTTATCCGTATTTTCAAATTCAGTATAAGTCCAAGTTCCATTATCCCAAGTTGGTATTACTAGTTGGCTCATTCTTTAGATTTGGTTTTCTTTTCTGAAGATTTTAATATAAAATCCACTAAGTTGTTATGACTCTTGTTCCTAATAACATTATTGTGATTTCCGTTAAAATATTCAGAATAGTACTCTCTTTTAAAAGCACACCATTCATTAGTGTAATGATTGTAGTGAAATACCCAATCATATAATTTATCATTACTCATTTTTTGGTAATTTAACAGTTTTAGTTTTAGATAATTCTGTTTTAATTTTTTCTACAGAATTTCTTCTAATTTCTAAAGATTTATAAGGATCTGTAGATACTTTAAAAACATAATCAATTAATTCAAGTATTTCTTTTGTTTCCATAATATATTTTATTGATCATAAGCTAATCCACCTCCACCACGTACCCTGGATTGTTGTTCTTCTATCAAGTCACGTTCTGTATTTTTAAAAGAATGTCTTATTTTATCATACTTTTCAGCAGCAGCAATAATAGAATTAAAGTTTCCATCTCTACCTACTGTAATCTTAGCACTAGATAAGTAATCCCCTATATTGTCTAAAGCAGTTTTTATTCCTTTATAGGCTCTTTGGGTAGCAGTAGTATATAATTTTTCACATAATTTTAAAGCTTCCTGTATCCCTTTGTCTTCAGTAGTAAAGCTCGGATCCAGCTGTTGCATTATAACCTCCTCTCTTTCAAGTTCTTTTATGTTAAAGAATGGATTCATATCGGGATCATAACAAGTCATGTAAAATAAATATTGATATATTTTAAGATACTGATCTGGGTAAGTATCCATTATATACTTTAGTTCTTTTAAAGTATAACAATGTTCAGTAGGAACTATTACACCATTTTCAATATCAAATAATTTAATCATTCTGTAAATATAGTAATATTATTACTTTTTTATATCATAATAGAAACAATCCGAATCTTCAGTAATCCATTTATTTGAAACGTTTTCTACGCTAATTAGTTCTTGATCTACCTTAATATCTTTTACAGGGATCGGAAAATCCTTAGTTACCCAATTTGAATCCTTCCAATATATCCGATTATTAGGTTGGCATAATAAATACCCTTCATCAGCTACTAGTAAGTGACCGCATTTATAATCACTGGGTTCATCTGAATAAGGATTACTATACCAGTCTATTGTCATAAGATATTTAGCCCAGACTAAACTGTTGTCTTTTAGTACAACTTTACATCTTTTTTCAACTAGATAATCATATTTAGTAACTGAGACATTTTCTGAAAAACAATCCCAAAGCTGTTTAAAATCATAAGATATATCAGCAATAGGTTCTTTTAAATAGATTTCGGATAAAGGAATTCTCGATCTTAACATACCGTAGTCAGTCATAACATGAAAGGTTAGTATCTTATTAGATAAAGACTGAATAGCAAAAGCATAACCTTGATGATATTTATCATTATCTTCAGGGTTTTTAGTAAAATGTGAAACTCTTACTAAACACTTAAAACTAGGTATGTTATGATTTAGTGTTGACATCTTTTAAATGATTAATTATTGTAATTACCTCATCCTTATAATAGGGTACTTCATACTGGATCATATCTTTAAAAAGAGGTTTACCGTCATGATCTTTAACTAAATTCCTTACATTATACTTATTTCGGGTATGTTCCTCAAATATAATATGTTCTATAGTTAGTTTTCCTGGTTTCAGTTTAGGGTTATGTTTTAGTATGATATACATATAAATACTTAACTGTAACCCATATATGAGTAGTTCGCAATTATCTAAATGATCTAAAGGTGCTAACAAAGTATCCCGTTTTCCTTCCCAGTTTACAAAACCTTCGGTCTTTATTTCTTTGTTAGTTTTATAATCAGATATATTAACATAACCATCTATGACTTCTACTCTATCTGCTTGACCACATATACCAGCTGACTTTAGATAAACCATATGTTCGGGATATATACCATTAATTAGTTTTTGTTCCGGAGCATATTTTATACCGTCTATAGTATGTGATTTAAAGATTGGTAAATCTATGTTGTTACGGGTTATTGTATTAAATTCAAGAATATCAGATTCTCTTTGGTTATGATACCATGTACCTAATATAATAGCATCATCGACCTCTTGTTTCCAATAGTCTTTTATTTGAGTTGCTGTTAACCCATACCATTTTGATTTTTTGTTAGTTGCGCATTTTTCAGCAATACTATCTGGATCAAACGGTTTTTTAAACTTTGATAAAATAGAAGTTACACTTATCCATTTTATACCGTCATTTTCTATACTTTCATAGATATGACCTTTGTCAATAAATTTAATTGCCATAATATATAATTTTGGTGTTATCAGTCACCAAAAGTTACATACTACTCAAACTTATATCCTATAATTTCATTACATGATCCGTCACATTCACAATCCATTATATGACAACCTCTACGAATAGGGGTAATTGACCCATTTATTGTAGAACTTATATTATCATATTTTGGGGGATTACCCGTGATTTCGGATATTATTCTTGTACTATCGCACACCGGACAGGTTACCGTTGTTGTACCAGTTGTTACTGTAGGATCAAGACCTGTTCCTAAACAAAGAGGACATATTTGCCACATACTATTACCATTTAGGTTCATTATTAGGACACGTTTCTTCGGGTACTCTTAATTTAAGTTTAAGACTACAACCACATATACCACAACAAGGTTGAGTACCTGGAACATAACACGTATCACCTTTAGTATCTAAAAAGTTACAAGTTGAACATATTTTCATACGTTCCCTAGCTAACTTTTCTATTTTTCTTTTTCTAAAGATGAAGTTCCAAAATCCTCTAAAGATTCTTGTGAATTTAAGCGGCTTTTCCATTTTTTTAATTTATATAATTTTTTACGGTTTTCTTCTTCAAGAATTTTTTTATAGATAGCTGATAAAGATTCTAATTCTTTAGAAAGCTTGTAGTGTTTAGCTGTATTAGAATATGAATTAGGAGGAGTTGCATTTATAAGAAATTCTACTCTTTTTATCTTTTTAATTAACTTGTTTTTATTAACTGAAAAGGTTCCTAAATTTTCGACTAGTATTTCAGGATGTTCAAGATTAACTAGTGTATCCTTTACTTCCTTAAAATAAAACTCTAATACATCTTTAACAGTTGCTTTGTCAAGATTATTTAGAGTACAGAACTCTTCAATTAATTCTTCAGGTGTTTTCGGATTCAATTCTAACTATTTTAAAATCTAATAAAATATTACCGGTAATTTGTATATTCAAGTTTTCATTAAGTTTTATACGTTTTTTTTCCTTACCGTTTTTATATGTAAGGATTAGATTCTTTTTTTCTAAAACTGGTAATGAGGTTCTTGTAGATTGAGAGTTCTTGAATATATTATGTTCAGCAACACTATCACAAAAAATTCCCAACTCTTGATCCCCGGTTAGAGCTAATAGAGTCAAACAATCTAAGTTTTGTTCACTTACCGAAAACTTGTTTATATAGCAATAGAAGAATATTTGAAACCGTATAATGTCCCAAAGATCCATTTTTACTACCTTTTTAACTTGATTTACGATAGCCATTAGCTTACCTTAATTTTAGTTTCATCAAAACTTTTATTAGGTTTTTCATCTCTATCTTGTTGAGGAGCAGGAGCTTCAATCTGAATTCTTCTAGATTGGGCTAATCTAATACGTAACATTGCTTCTTCTTTTCTAGCTAAAACCTCTAAGTACTCTGATTCTTTAGATAAAATAGCAATTAGGTTATCGTATTCTTTAATAGTTTCTTCCTTCTTTTCAAGAAGTTCTTGTTCTGTGTAATTGGTTTTTTCTGACATATTTAACGATTTATACCGCTAAATTAAATTATTTATTTTAAATACAAAAATTTTTATTAAAAATAATAATAAAAAAAACACCCTACTATTTGAATAGAGGGTGTTAATCTTAATACAAGAGCACAATAACAAAAGAACAATTAAAACAATTCCTTACAAAGTTAATCTTTTTTTTCTTTAGGAGAAAATTTTCTTATAACACTTTTAAACAATGATGTGCCTGTTATCTTTTCAATATTTTCATCAATGGACTTTATTTCAGAAGCTGCTATTAATCCGGCAATTAGCTTCATAATCATCATTCCGGGTAAAAAATTAAGCTCTATAATATAAGCTGTTAGAATAGCTATAGCGTATACGGCAAACTTTGTTATAGTTCTTCTTAACTTTCTACTTTGAATATTATTAATACCACCTGGTTGTTTGTAAGCTCTTATAATAGCTAGTATCATATCAGCTATAACAAGAAATCCTATAGTTGCTAACCAAGGTCCTGTAGGGGCTAAAAATGTTGCTGCGTAAGCTACTAAAAATATTAATGTTTCGTCAAACCATGAGTATAAATTATTGAGTATGTTTAGATTAGTTTTCATTTTACAAAAAAAATATTTAGTTATACATACATAATTACTTTATTTTATTTACAGTTACTATAATTATCTACTAATTTCTTCCCAATCTATAGAAGCAAATGCACCTTCACCACCAGATGTTGTACCTACAGCCATTTCTACTGTAATTTCATATCTTGTTCCTGTAAAAGGATCTCTTTCTAGCTGATTGGCAAAAAGAGCTTCTTTAAGAATGTTCATACTTGGAGATCCTTGGTTAGATGAGTTAATAAATCCACTAGCTAACACTCTTCCAGAAGTTGCACTAGTTCCTGTTAGATTATATTCTACAGCAGAATCAGCTCCTGCACTAAACCATGATCCTCCACCGGTTGTAGCACCAGCTACCACTCTCCATTGATAGTTTTTACCATTACCTGTTCCTAAAAGAGAAATAGCTGTTGTAATAACAATAGCATCTAATCTTGTAGACTTCAGTCTTATTGATACAATTGGATAGTATGTACCAGCTACAGCAAAAGTTCTAGCTGCTGTAATAGGAGTGGCTATTGCTTTTTGAGCTCCTCTAAGTTCATATCCACCTTCAGAAATGACTGTGGAACAAATTTGTTTCAATGTATTTGCCCCACTTGTAGTCCCTGAGTTTGTTATCTCATATCTGAGTGGTAATGAGGCAGTTGTTATATATGTTGATTGAATAAGATTAGCATGATGAAATTTATGACAAACATAGAAGTTACCATCTATAATAAAGCCTATTCTAACTGTACCTACACCTAACCACTCTAAGTCCATAAATAAGATCTGAGCTTTTGTTAAATCAAGTGTAATACCACTTGGACCAGCACCATTCATTGGATCTACATTCCAATCTTCTTGAAGAACAGGGGTATTTATTAATACTCCTGTAACAAAACTTCTTTCTACAAAACTTACGCTATCTGTATCTTTCTGTTCTAAATAGTATCCGTTATTGTCGCCATAATAACCAACCCTTTGTGTAAGCCGTTTTTCGGGAGGAGCCATTACAAATGTAGATAAGACAAGTAAGCTTTTACCGGGCTGATATGAAAACACTTTTGTAGTCTCTCTAATAACTTTAGAGCCTGATGCTCCTGTAACATTCATATCTACAAGTCCTTGATCACTATTAAATACAGATGTAGCCCCAGTAGAAGTAGTTGTAGCCCATAATCCATTATCATCAAATCTATGACTTGAATCAAATAATGTCAGTGGGTTAGAAACTCTTTCTCTTCCAAATGCGTCAGTAGTCATAGGATTAACATTTGTAGTATTATTTATAATACTACTATTAATAGCATCTAACTGCTTTAGCATTTTATACTGCCAAGTCCAGTTATTACCCTTTTGACCCGATGTTTTTAAATTACCTACTGACATAATTAATTAATTGTATATAATTCATAATATACATACAGATCACCATCCCAGTTATTAGCACCGACTGATGCAGGATTAGCATTATAAAGATTAAACCCTAATCCAGCTGAAACTCCTGTAGCAATTAAATATGGAATAGCATTATCAGTTATAGTGTTTTTGTAATATACAGAGTATTGTACATATATATTATCTCTGTTAGCTATGGTAAGATCTAGATCTGGATTATTAATAAAAAATTCTACTGAACTATTATAAGCTCGATCAGGAGTTAAAGGAGCTGATGATCCCATACCAAGGATATCAATAATACCGCGGGGGGTATCTACTACTACAGTATCGGTAAGTGCTCTATCTAACTCATAATGTTTAGTATTACCTATAGAACCGCCTTGTATGGCATCAGTTAGAGTCATTCCATAAGTTTTGTAACTATCACCTCTTCTTAGAAAAGTTACATCGGCACCTAAAACAACTAAGTCTGACTTAGGGTTAGCAGGTTTTGTTCTAACTAATTTACTAGCTCTTAAAAATAGCCAATTTAAAATATCCATTTTATTTAAGTTTTAAAGTTTATAAAAGATTTAATATGTTACAATATACTAAAAAGTCGGGATTAATCCAAACTTTAATCTATTTTATATTTTAAAATGCGGTTGCTGCCATTTAAAATTCTTTAAGTAAGGCTAGTGTTACAGGTTTACCGTATTCTTTACAAAGTTTATACATTGTTTCATACGGTTCTTGTTCGTTTAAAACTATACAGCCAGCACTCCATTCACCAACAAATTTTTTAACCGCTAGTTTTATTTTTTGAAATACGCTATAATTATTAAAATGAATATTAGTAGAATAGTTACCTAAATATATAGGTCCTGATTCATCAGTATACTTATCATTATCGGTATCTCTATAATATTTTAGATTTTTGATCTGTCTTAAACAGTTCATTTTATCATGATGTTTTCTTACTATATTTCCGTTACTGTCTTTTGTTCCGGAAGCTTGGTAAGTGTCATAATATATTTCATCGGCTACTATTATAGCAGCTCCGTTTTTAGTATAATTTTTCCAACCGCCTTTTAGAATAGGACCTCCAGGATTAGTTGTACAATCAGATTCTAAAATAAACTCTTTACCCTTATACATATATATACGGTCATCGAATTGATCATATATATCTTCTCGATTTCTTACCGCTATAAACCAATAACCTTTAGGATAATCTTTAAATCCTGGTAGGGTTTTAACTCTTTCAAGTAACTGTTGATCTGTGTATCGCATACGCTAAATTACGAATTTTTCTTTAACATTACCTCGTAGTAAGGCATTTTTATGATGTACTCATAACCGCTGCTTAATGTTAAAACAGTAAAGTCATCAAGAGATATGTTACTATATCCTTCACTATTAGGCCAAACTACATGTCTAAAATCTGGAATATCCAATTCAGAAGCTTGTCTAATAATGAATATAGAATCTAGGCCTAAATTTATTTCTCCCTGAACAATATACATATCAGGGCTGCTATCAAAAATTACCAATATATCGGTTATTAATTTCATAATTTAAGTTTTTTATTATTATGTCTTTTAAGTGCTTTAGTTAATTTACGTATAATCCATGATAAAACATGTGCTTGTACTTCATCATTGTCAACATCTATTTCATGACTTATATGTTTGAGCGCTTGGTTAGTGAGGTGTAAAGCTTCATGAGCTATAGTATCAAGTTCAGCGTTTTCATTTAAAAATAAATATTTTTTATCTGGAACTATCCAAGACTTAAATCCTGACGTTTGTTTAGGATCTCCTCCGGTAAGTTTAGAATCTAATTCTATAATTTCTTTTTCGGAACCTATAAAATACTTAAAACTCCATGATAAAAAATCAATATCAATTTTACCCTTTGTCATAATTAATAAACTTTACCGTTAATAATTGGGAAATTATGTACTTTAAACTTACCGTTTTCTTCAATGTCAATTATAGCAGCTCCATGATTGTGTTTATTCTGTTCCATGTATTCTGGTTCTAAATCACATAGACAACCCGTTGACCATGCCATTAATATATTACCACCATCATCATATATCTTATCATTTGCGGATGATGTTCTATGAAAATGCCCACAAATTGTTGGCCGTTTAAATCTGTCTAATAATGTCTTTGCCGGATTAATGCCTCCAGATCCTTTCATTTTATCCCCATGCTCAACTAATAGTTTACCAAAGTAAACCTTACTCTTATGTTCTAACCAATGGATTCTTTTTTCACCAAGCCTTAATAGCGTGGCTAGATTAAATTCTTCAATGCCTAATAACTCTGGAGCTTTAACAGTTAAATACCGTTCTAATCTATGTTCATGGTTTCCTGGGATGAAATAAATTTGTTGGGTAGGAAAC